TTGATGATGCTATTTATGCAGATAAACCACAATTCTCATACGTTTGTAATGTAATTGATAGAGCAGATGGACAAATTAAATTGTTTGATCTTCGTTCTACCATCTATTCACAAATTGTAGATTATGCGACTAATCCTGATTACGGTAATCCATCTGATCCGGATTCAGGTTATGATCTTACTGTTAAGAAAGAAAAAACAGGACCACTTCCTCAAAATGTTAAATACACTTGTATTCCTGCACGTAACAATGCAGCTTTAACAGATGCAGAAAAAGGTTTAGAGTTGTTTGATCTCAGTAAGATTTACAAGCGTCAAACTTATGAAGAGCAAAAAGAGTGGCTCCTCAAAAATACAGCTTATTTTGCCGGAGATGTATCCGATGAGTTTAAGCCTCAAGAGGATGTGGATGACTTAGCATGAAGAAATCACTAGCGGATATGGGGTCTACAACTGTAGATCCCAATCCTACTGAAGAAGATACAAGAACATTTGGTGCTTTTAAAAATATTAAAGGCGATCAAGCCACTATTGATCTAAATGAACTTAGAAAAATGAATATCTTTTTTGCTACTCCTTGTTATGGAGGACAAGTTACAGATCAATTCTTTTTATCAATGTTTAGAACTTCTCAAACATTCATGCAACATGGTATTAATTTTAGGATTACTACACTACGTAACGAGTCTTTAATTACTCGTGGTCGTAATATTCTTACTGCTATGTTTTTAGAAAGTGATTGTACGCATTTAATGTTTATTGATGCTGATATTGAATTTCAGGCAGATGATTTACTTAGAATGATGGCATATGATAAACCTATTATGGCAGCTGCTTATCCTAAAAAAGCATTACCTATTCAGTATGCAATTAATTTTAAATTTATTAATCAAGATAAGAAACAGATTAGAATAGAGAATGGTGCAGTAGAAGTATTAGATGCCTCAACAGGATTTTTCTTAGTCAAACGTGACGTAGTTGAAAAAATGATGCAAGCCTATCCAGAATTGCATTATCGTAATGATTCTAATATTGACGAAAAATTTAATAAATATTGTTATTCATTTTTTGATACTATTCATGATCCAGAAGATAATAGGTATTTATCAGAAGATTATACATTTTGTAGACGTTGGCAAAAATTAGGTGGAGAGATCTGGTTAGATCCTAATACTAAACTTAATCACGTAGGTACTTACTCTTTTGAAGGTGATGTTACTAAAATTATTAATCAAGGTAGTGGTTAAAGTTACAGGCTCCTGATATTAATCAGGGGCCATTTACTGCAGGTATTGCTATGAGAAAATATCTTCGAGAACTAAACTCATATAGTCTATACATGAATGTGTCTTTAAAAGAGGCACATTTTATGCATTGGTGTGTTAAAGGACATTTGATACCTGATGAATGGCCTGATGAACATATAGTAGTAATGTATGATAGTTATTTTAAAAGAATATGGGGAAATCATGAGATACAAGTATATTCTAGAGAGTCATTTGAAGAAGCATGGCTTTTAAAAATATTAAACATATAACTACAACTTCTAAAGAGTATCAAGTTGAAGTTGAATGGATGATAACCCAAAGGTGTAATTATAGCTGTAGTTATTGTGCTAGTTATGATAATAGCGGTAATTTTATGTTTAAAACTTTAGAAGAATATACTACAGCTTTTAAATATCTTTCTAATTATTTTGGAAATAAAACTATAAAGTTAAATTTTTTAGGTGGAGAACCCATGCTGTTTAAGCAATGGCCAGAACTTATTAACTATATTTCTGAGTATAATTATATACCTAAAATAACTACTAACTTGTCAATCCCTGTAAAAAGTTATATAAATAAACTAAATAAAGATTTAGGTAAATTCATAGTAGCCAGTTGGCATCCAGAATATGCTACTGATCAATTTATGGAAAATATTCAGTTACTTAATGATAATAATTTTATAAGAAGTGTTAGTGTGTCTGCCCCACAAGAATACTGGGACCAAGCAATAAAAGTACTAAATATTTTAAAAATAAAATATGGAAAACAGTTTGCACATCTAACTAGAATTAAAGATGAAAATAATCAAGGTATAAGTATTACTAATAACTTGATAGATTATACACCAGAGCAAGAAAAGTATTTTACATTTCACAGAGACTATCCTGTGCAAATTAAAATAATAGATGCTAAAGATAAAGTTAATGTGTATAATGAAATTGATACTCATTCTATTAAGTTTAAAGGAATGAATTGCGCAGTAGGAAGAGATAGTATACATATAACTCCTAATGGAGATGTATATCCTAGTGCTTGTTTACTAAACTATAGAAAAGCTAGAATGGGAAATATTTATAAAGAAAATATAATAAAACCTACTAGTAGTATACGTTGTCCTTTTGATGCTTGTTATTGCGGTCCTGATCAACGTATAGAAAAATGGGCATAGGTGTAGCCGGTTACAAAACTATACGGAACTACGTTCCCCGCTGCAGCACTACGTGCCAAAGCAATGTCATATGATCGACGCTTGTTCAATAGCTTTTCACCTACGGTGTAACGTTGTTCACTTGCTAGATAACTAAATTAGCATATATACAGATAAAAAGCAAATGAAAAATTTAACACTATTAGAGATATACAATAATAACTGGGATGCTTCAATTCCAGGAAATAATGATAAAGGTAGCAATCATTCATATATTGAAATTTATGAAAGATTACTAAGTCCATATAGAGATACTAATTGTAAAGTTTTAGAAATTGGAGTAGCACAGGGTTACTCTTTACGTATGTGGAATCAATATTTTAATAAAAATTGCAAAGTACAAGGTATAGATTGGGAAAAAGGCAATCTATGTGATAATACTTTAGATATAACATATGGAGATTCTAAAGATGCAAATTTATGGACTAATTGGAATAATTTTGATATTATAATTGATGATGGAGATCACAGTAATCAAGGACAAGCAGCTACTCTTGAAGTATGGCTACCAAAACTAAATAAAAATGGATTATATATAATAGAAGATGTGTCTTTATACAATCTAAATAGGTATGGTGAAAACTGGGGAATAGTATTACAAAAAATAAATTGTCTAGACTATGTAATAGATATACTAGATATGCGAAATATTAAACAACGATATGATAATGTATTACTAGTATTTAGTAAACAGGGACTTGATTCAACAGAAGGAACTAAAGTAGTAAATGACAGTAATTAGTTTAGTTCAACCAAATTTTGCTATGAGTATAACTAAAGATAGATTTTTTCTACCATACTCAGCAGCTACAATTTGGGCATATATTGCAAGTTTTAATGATGAATCTATAAAACTAAATCAATTAGTATTTAAACGTGATTCCGTAAAGCTAACCGCACAGCTTTTAGCTAAGGATGATGTTGTTGGTTTTTCTACTTATATGTGGAATCGTGAATATAATTTAAAGTTAGCTAAGACTATTAAACAAATTAATCCTAACTGTGTTATTGTGTTTGGCGGTCCTGAAATGGAAATATTAAATCCTTTGCTTTTTACTATGTTTCCTTTTATTGATATGCATGTAATCAATGAAGGAGAAATTACTTTTAAACAAATTATTGATAACTTAGATGATTGGACTAAGATTAATAATATAATATATAATGATAATGGACGAGCAGTAAAAACTAAACCTGGACCTAGAATTATGGATTTAGATCTACTACCTTCTCCACATTTGAGTGGGGTTTTTGATGGTATAATTAAAAATAATCCTACATATAAATTTCATATGACTCTTGAAACAAATCGTGGCTGTCCTTATCAATGTACCTTTTGCGATTGGGGATCATTAACTTATAATAAAATTAGAAAATTTGATATAGACAGGGTATTTGCTGAAATAGAATGGGCATACGCACAAAATAATATAGACAGTCTTGATCTAGCAGATGCCAATTTTGGTATATTTGTAGATAGAGATCAGTCCATAGTAGATAAGATAATATATGAACAAGAAAAAACAGGTAACAAAATAGCTTTTAATACTAACTTTGCTAAGAATCAAAATTCTAGTGTATTTCATATGATTAAAAAGTTAGCTGAACGAACAGGAAGTACTAGACATGTTACTATAGCACTACAGAGTTTAAATGAAGAAGTACTAGAAGCAATAAAAAGAAAGAATCTAGCAGTAAATAAAATAAAAGAAGTATTTAAACTATGTACTCAATATGAAATATATTTAAAAGTAGAATTAATACTAGGACTTCCTTTTGATACTCTTGATACTTTTAAAAATACATTTTTTAACTTGTATGACATATCTCCTGATTTATTTATAAATGGTTATAAATTACTAGGACTAAATAATTCAGAGCTTACTACTACCTCACAAGGTGGTGTTAAATGGGCAGAGATACAAAATTTTATAGAAAATAAAGATGATGATATTACAGAAAGTTTTAGATGGGTATATAGTACAGATACCATGACCCATCAAGATATTATTTCTGGTATATTATTTCAACAATTTCAAAATGCATTTCATGGCGGCGGTTTTTCTAATTTGTTATCTATATATAGTAATCGTAAGGGAATGAGTTATAAACAATTTTATGATCAATTACTTGACTATTGTATGAAAGATTCTTATATTGGTGACTATTTTAAATCTTTAGATAAACAATATAAACAGTGGTATAAATTAGGAACGGGTAATCTTGAAAGTATAGCTTCTATTAGCTTTGGAGCAAATAATGATATGGTACACCTACTTTGTAAAATTCATGCAGATAATAAGTATGATCATATATTTAAACTGTTAAAACACTATATGAAAAGTATAAATATGTATGATTCTGATTTATTTAAAATTCAAGCATCAGTACCTATACATTTTAATAAACAAGATGACTATCCGTTAAATTTTAAGTATAATGATAAATATATTAAATTAGTAAATTTAAATGATAAAGAGAATACTATGCAAACATTTATCAATAGTATCTATTATAAAAGAGAAGATAGCTTTGCTAAAGCTAAGATAATTGGACTTGATAATATAGGAAATAATAATGACTAAAATACTATGCAGTGCAGATTGGCATATACTATTACACAAGAAAAAAGTACCATACACTTGGCAAATGGCTAGATTCAAAAGCATGTTTGCTAAACTGTTAGATCTTGAAAAAGACTGTGATGTTCATATCATAGCTGGTGACATATTTGATAAAAAACCAGAGCCAGATGAAATCTGTTTGTTTCTGAGCTATATCAATTCAGTCACTATCCCAACCTACATCATTCCTGGTAATCATGAAGCTACTAGAAAAGGAGAATCTTTCTTTGAACATTTTACCGAAAGAAATGCTATTAAAAATGAAAACGTACATGTTTTTACGAAGAATGGACGTGCGACTGTGGGTAAAACATCATTCTGCTTTTTCCCGTATGGTGAGATGCAGATCAATAATTTACCAACGTATGTCGAAGATGATATTTTGGTTACGCATATCAGGGGTGAAGTGCCTCCACACATTACACCGGAATATGACTTTTCCTTACTCTCCCCTTGGGGCTTATGTTTACTTGGTGATCTACACTTTAATCATCGTTATAGTGACAGCAACTGCTACTATCCTGGCTCTCCGTTGAACACTACGTTTGACAGAGATGACTCGCGTGAGTATGGAGTAGATATTTATAATATTATAGATTCACACAATTATACTCGCAAATTTCATAATCTAGATTTACCTAAATTATTGCGTCGTAAGATTACAGTTGGCGAAGATATGAAAACAGATGCTAGACATCATGTGATATATGAAATTACAGGATCACTAGATGAGCTAGCTTCCATAGCTAATTCAGAGTTGCTAGATAAAAAAATGGTAGAAAAACCCACAGAAGGTTCTACACTAGATCTTAAAAATAAAAATATACATGAAGAACTAGAAATATATCTAGATCATATTAAGGTAACAGATACTAATAGAATACTAACGGAGTTTAAAAGTATATATGCAAATTGATTTATCACTAAATAGAATATATTGGGAATATACGCAAAATAAAAGCCATTTAAGACCTGATAAGTTTTATCAATGTTCTGATATACTACCTAGTATGGGCTGTAGAGCTAGTGTACCTGAATATAAACGTAGAGGCGAAAACTTTAGAAAAGATTTAGATTCACTAGTTGCTTTGTTTGCTGCAAAATATAAAGACTATAAATTTGTACTTTCTTTAAGTGGGGGTATAGACTCAGAAGTTACAGCTGAATCTTTTTACCAACAAGGTATACCTTTTAGAGCAGTATCTCAAAGACTATTTGGAGGAGTAAATGATTATGATATTGGCTATGCTGCTAAATACTGTAAAGAGAGATCTATTGACTATAGTATTATAAATCTTTCTATGGATAAAATGTTAAACCATACAATACCAGATGCTATAGAACATGGACAATTTACTCACTCATATTCTCAAATAGCATTAACCAATATATTTAGTATAGCACTAGAAAATGAGATTGTTGTATTTTCTGGTCATAATCCTGATTTTCATAGAAAGATTGGTATAGGATGGTGGGAAGACTCTCCTAACATAGTTAAATATGCTATCTCTACAAAAAACAAATTTTTTACTTTCACTTCTTTAGAACCTATATTTTGTCACTATGCTGCCGCCTTTGATGATAAACAACCAGGTGACAAGAATAATGACTTTATCTATGATGCATACCCCCAACTCACACGAAGAATCAAAATGACAGGTTGGGAAAAAAGTGCTAATATTATACCTATACTAGAAGATACTATTAGAAAAAATAATGGGTATAGACGCCAAACTTTTATAACTTGGGATAGACTTACTCTGAGATATCTAAGAGAACTATTTAGTGAAAATGCATTCAAGGATATATACTATGAGTAATATAGTTTTAAAACAATTAAAGTTTTCTAATATGTTTTCTTATGGAGAAAACAATATAATAAACTTAAATGATAGTCGTATTACACAACTTACTGCACCTAATGGTAGTGGTAAGTCATCTATTGCTATGGTCATACAAGAAATACTATTTAATAAAAATGTAAAAGGTATTAAGAAAACTGATATTCTTAACAGATGGGTTAAGGGTAAATCGTGGAGTGCGTCTTTAACATTTACCTCTGATTCTAGTAATTGTGGGATAATGGTAACTAGATCAGGAGCACAAACTAAAGTTAAATTTACTAAAGATGGTGTAGATGAGTCTGAACATAAAGTATTAGATACTTATAAAAAAATTGCAGAAGTTGTAGGTACAGATTTTGAAGTATTTTCTCAATTAACTTATCAGTCATCAACAGATCTATTAGATTTTTTAAAAGCTACAGATACAAATCGTAAAAAGTTCTTAATCAATCTATTCAACTTAGAAAAATATATAGTTATAGGTGATAAGATTAAAATTAAAACCTCAGCTACAGAAAAAGATAGTATTAAACTTCAAGGAGAGCTTAAATCTGTAGAAGATTTTATTGAATCTACATCTATACCTAGTAAAAAAACAACAGTTGTAGTGCCTCCTATAGAAACGTCTATACAACAAGAAATTGGTGTACTACAACAAGAGATTAAAGACTACCATGATATATGTAAACAAATAGATAAAAATAATTTATCTATACAAGAATATGATAATATAAAATTTGAAACAGGATTACTTAGACCAAAACCTTTTGAGCATTTTGATCAATACCAAACTCTTAAACATGATCTAGCAATACTTAATTCAGAGATGACAGCGCACAAAAAACAATTAGCAGACTTAGATCTAAATCCTAATTGTGTTACTTGTGGACAGAGTTTAGATATTACTGCAATTGAAGGTATAGCCAAAGAACTAACTAGTAAAATTACAGATCACGCAGAAGTACATGCAAAAGAATTAAATAAAGCTAAAACATGGTCTGAGGAAATTAAAGCTATTGAGATAGCAACAAAAGACTGGAAACAAAATCAAGAAAATATAGAACGATGGGAAGCTCTACATAATATTATAGATACAAAGTTAGCTACTGCATATCCAGATACAGAAGAAAGTAAAGAACGTATAAGAGAGTTAACTAAAGAATATGATTCACAAGTTTTAAGTTGGAATGAAGCACAAGCTCATAATGAATCTGTAGCAGCACATAATGCTAAAGTAGATGCTCTTATAGAGCAAAAAAAGGATTTTACAAATAGACAGACGGTTTTAAAAGATGATATATTAGTTAAATCAGACCAGATCAATGCATTAAACATACTGAAAAAAGCGTTTAGCACATCTGGTATTGTAGCCTTTAAACTAGAAAATTTAACAAAAGAACTAGAAATTGCAATTAATCATTATCTATCTTTATTAAGTGATGGACAATTCCAAGTAGAATTTAAGTTAGACAAAGAAAAATTAAATATTGCAGTAATTAATAATGGAGCATCAACTCCTATTGAAACGGTATCTGGAGGAGAATTTTCTAGAATCCAAACATCCATTCTATTAGCTATTAGAACTCTGCTTTCTAAACTTGGTGGCAGTAGTATAAATCTTTTGTTCTTAGATGAAATTACGGGTGTGTTAGATGATGAAGGCAAAGACAAATTGATTGAGGTATTACAACAAGAGCATGATCTAAATGTGTTCTTAATATCTCATGATTTTACCCACCCCCTGATAGATAAAATCTCTATCATTAAAGAAGAAAATATATCAAGCATACAGTAACTTCAATCCGTTGTTATTACTGTTCTAAATGTGTTTAGGAGAATAAAATGATTGCACCTGGAAAATTTCCAATTAAATTCGCTTTTAAGAAAGAATTTAAAGAACAACTAAAAAACAGATCAGTAAATTGGGGCTTTGGTGGCCTATCAGAATTTACATACTACCGTACGTACGCTCGCAAGATGGAAGACACTGGTAATCTTGAGACATGGGCAGATTGCGTAATTAGAGTTATGGAAGGATCATTCTCGATTCTTAAAACTAACTCAGTATCCTCATATATTACATGGGATGAGAAGCGAGCGCATAAACTCGCAGAAGAAGCAGCAGAGAGATTATTCGAATTTAAATGGATGCCTCCTGGTCGTGGATTGTGGATGATGGGTACCCCTTTCATCTGGGATAAAGGCGGCGCAGCTCTTAATAATTGTGCATTTGTATCAACAGAAAATATTGACGCTGAAATGTCTAAATCATTTGCTTTCCTTATGGATATGTCTATGGTAGGTGTTGGTGTAGGTTTTGATACTAAAGGTGCGGGAAAGATTGCATCGAATATTCCAGAAGGCTCACCTGAGCTGATTAGGGTAGAAGATTCTCGTGAAGGATGGGTCGAAGCTATTTCTTGTTTAATTGATTCATACATGGATGAAGGATCAGCACCAGTACAAATGGATACTAGTGAAGTAAGAGCCTATGGAGAACCTATTGTAGGATTCGGAGGTGTAGCTTCTGGTCCAGAGCCCTTGATTCAAGGATTTAACGGTATTAAAGGTATCCTTGAAAGTAGGGCACGCTCTAATAATCCGTTGATTACCTCTGTAGATATTACTGATATTATGAATATGATTGGTAAAATTGTAGTAGCTGGTAATGTACGTAGAACTGCTGAGATTGCATTTGGAGAACCTGATGATACAGCATTTATGCGTATGAAAGATTGGCAACAAGCCGGTGTAGAAACTGGTTCAGTAGCCCCACTTGAACTTAAAGAACTAAGTGAAGAAGATTATGATACATATAATGGTGACTGGGATGCAAGAGGTAAAATTGCAAAACAGTATGAGCATTATGAATGGTCTTATAAGTTTGGTGGATGGCGTTGGGCTTCTAATAACTCTATTTTTGCAGAAGTAGGACAAGACTATACAGAAGCAGCTAAATCTATTGCTATCTCTGGTGAACCAGGTTTTGCTTGGTTGGAGAATATGCAGAAATATAGCCGTATGAAAGATCCAGCAGACTGGAAAGATAGACGAGTACAAGGCGGTAATCCATGTCTTGAACAATCTCTTGAGTCATATGAGCTATGTTGCTTAGTAGAAACTTTTCCTGCTAAACATGAAGATTACTGGGATTATCAACGTACACTAAAGTTTGCTTATTTGTATGCTAAAACAGTTACTCTTATGTCTACTCATTGGCAAGACACTAATGATGTTATCAAACGTAATCGTCGTATTGGTGCTTCACAAAGTGGTATTCAAGAAGCAATTCTTAAGTTTGGTCGTCGTAAATATCTTGATGAGTTCTGTGATCAAGCGTTTAACTATATTCAGTATATTGATAAAAAATATTCTGAGTGGATGGGCGTACCTTTATCAGTCAAAACTACATCTGTTAAACCGTCAGGAACAGTATCATTAGTAGCTGGAGCACTTCCAGGTATTCACTATGCTGAGTCAGAGTCTTATTATCGTACAATCAGACTTGCTACTATCTCCCCATTAGTACAGATTCTTGCTGATGCAGGTTATAGAATTGAGCCTGCAGTTAGTGATCCTGTTCGTACAGTTGTAGTATATTTTCCAGTGCTGCATGAAGTAGGAACAGTAGCTAAAACATCTGTATCCATCTGGGAACAGTTTGCTAATGCTGTAGATTTACAGCATTACTGGGCTGATAACCAAGTATCTATTACTATTACATTTAAACAAGATGAAGCTGACCAAATAGCTCGTGCATTATCTTGTTATGATTCTCGTCTTAAAGGTGTATCTTTACTACCTTTATCAGAGCATGGGTATGCACAAGCACCATATACTCCTGCAGCAAGAGAAGAGATTGAAGCCTACGCAGCAACACTGAGTGCTCTTGACTTTACCTTATTAGACCATGAAGGTGATAATCAAGATGCAAACAAGTTCTGTGATGGTGATGCTTGTCTAGTGTAATATCTCCCTGCCAAAAAGTGTGTGCCCTCGTAAAGGGGGTATGCACTGGTTGCGGAAGGACTCAAGATGAAATTAGAGAGTGGTTTATAGCCACTGACGATAGAAAAATAGAAATACTAAATAGGATAGAAAATGAGAGAATATATTTATGAATCATGGAATAGCGTTATGGATGCTAATATTAATCCATTAAAAAATATACCTAATCTACAAGTTAGACATTTAATTATGCAAATTCTTGCGTGGATGTGGGTAACAGTATGCTCCCTTTATATGGGTAGTATTTGGTTCTGGGGAATTAATGCAATTGCTCATACGTTTCTACTAGGAGCTATTGTAATTACCGTAGGCACGTTTGATACTGCAAGACGTAATCCAGGAGTATTTAAACGTATTGATGGATATAATGGTAGAAGGTTGAATGGCGAGCATGATTGATCTAAATAAGTATAAAGAGTTTGTAGATGGTGTAACATCAGAAACATCTAAGTCGTTAAATGATACTAGAGATAGACTTACTGAATTAGAAGATATGGGACTTCCTCACCCTTCTAGAATACTTACTGGAGCTATAGGAATTAGCGGAGAAGTAGGTGAATATAATGAATTAGTTAAAAAACTAATGTTTCATGGCAAACCATTTAATCAAGAATTTAAAGATAGATTAGAAAGTGAACTAGGAGATATTATGTGGTATTGGATTCAAAACTGTTTAGCATTACATTTAGATCCTAACGAAGTGATAGCAAAAAACTTTGAAAAACTAAAAGATCGTCATCCAGATGGAGAGTTTAATCCTAGATATGTTTCTGATTCAGGAGTTAGTATAAGTGGAATATAATTCATTTGAAGAAGTTATGAAATTGATTGATAGAGGAATAGGTAAATAGTTACAGTAGCCATAACTGGAACATCTAAAGGAATAGGTAAATCTACAAAAATAGCATTAGCTAAAAGAGGTGATACAGTTGTATCTATAAATAGACCTGAATTTGACTTAAATGATATAATATCAGTACAATCTATTGATCTTAGTAATATAGATATACTGATAAATAACGCAGGTCATGAGTTAGGAATGGGTAAATCTTTTAATGATATGACACAATCTGATATAATTAGTCAAGTTAATGTAAATTTACTTAGTCCTATGTTACTGACTCACCAATTTATTAATCAAAACTGTAAAGGCACTGTAATAAATATTACTAGTGGCTGCATAGATGATATGAAAAAGAATACTGCTACCTATTTTACTACTAAAAGTGGTTTGAGTTGTTTTACTAAAGCAGTAACAAAAGATATGAAACATAGTTTTAGATTTGTAGAAATAGTACCTAGAAGAATAAAAACAAACTTTCATCAAACTAGTAAAGCACCTAATTTATATAACAATGATTATGTATTAGATGTAGAAGAAGTATCAAAAGTTATATTATTTATTATTGATAATCCCTACATAACTAATATCACAGTTAAAGATTCAAGGAGATAAACTATGAGAGCAACTATTTGGAGCACGCCAACTTGTAATTTTTGTGTTAAAGCTAAGACTACTCTAAATATACTTAAAATTGATTATGAAGAAAAGGTAATCGGAAAAGAGTATACCAAAGAGCAATTTTTAGAAGCAGTGCCCAATGCCCGCACTGTTCCACAAATTTTTATTGATGATAAGCATGTAGGAGGCTATAATGAGTTATTAGATTTTTTAGAATCTGATACTAATTAAAGGAGACTCACTACTTGGGTAACGGAAATAATAATAGTAACAATGGTAAAGCACAGCCACTTAAAAAAGTGAGAATAGATGATCTACAGACATTCTCACCTATTACAGATAATCAAAGAAAAACTTATGAAGCATATAGAGCAAATCAACATCTATTACTTCATGGTATAGCAGGAACTGGTAAAACATTTTTATCCTTATATTTAGCACTAGAAGAAGTATTAGATCCTTCATCAGATTATAATGATATATTTATAGTTAGATCTGTAGTATCTACTAGAGATATAGGCTTTCTGCCTGGTGACGAACAAGAAAAAGTATCTTTATATGAAGCTCCGTACAGATCTGTCTGTGGGGAGCTTTTTGGTATAAAAGATGCTTATGACGCACTAAAACAACAAAATAATATAAAGTTTATGAGTACGTCTTTTATCAGGGGCATAACTATAAATAACGCTGTAGTGATTGTGGATGAATGTCAGAACTTGAATTTTCATGAACTTGATAGTATAA